ATGTCATTCTGCTTTTTTAAACATTCCTAATACCCTTGCCTGGATATTCTTGGCAAAACTTGGCTGAGGAAAGTTCCAACCAACGAAAGCACCTAGTGCTAACCAAAATAAAGTTTCTAACATAATACACCTCCTAAAAAGGGCGTACTATATTTATCGAATTATTTTACTTCTTTACGAGCGTTTTTAACTGCGGTAACGTCGTTACGAGTTTCTTTGCACAGCTTGGCTAGATCTTGACAGTGCTTACGAACACGGGTGCCGGCAGCGCCAACTTCCTTGTCATAAAACTTTTCAAAGTCTGCTTCCATTGCTTCTACGATTGCTGTGAATTCTGCGTGTTTATTTGTTGCCATTTTATTTCCTTTAATGTTAGTACAGAGTACTTATACCTAGTATACAGTGGTCGAAATTAAATGTCAAAGATTTTGATTACGGCAGTTTGGTAACACCTTTTAGGATGTTCTTAAGTACAGATAATTCAGGTGTTACAGCCGCCAGCGCCGCAATCAGAGGTGCTAGTTCTCCTGGATTTTTTGCAAAATACGCATACTGAGTTGATTTTTCTACCAGTGTATAAGGATCAACAGTATGGATGCCTTGATTATTAGCCATGTTGGTTAATGCGCTTACGTCAGCTTCTAATGTGTTTAATGAATGTGCCATTGCGGAGAAGCCGCCGGCGCATGCTATTAGTGCCACTGTCCCTTTTTGCGGAACACTGACATAGAAACTAGTGGCCACACCGGGTACTATGTAGTCTACGATAAATGTTCCAGGTAGTATTCCTTGTCCTGACAGTAACATGCCCGGACGGGGGTCAGCTTGTGCTAACGGAACTGGAGGAGTACAAGTTAGTACTCCATAACCGCCAGCCATAAACGTCACAGGCCCGTCGATGTTAGGATATTGTGTAGAAATAGTAATTGATGTTGTACTATTAATTGCGGCAATTTTAGCTAGGCCGCTGAACCAACCGGCGGCAGGTACAGGAGCGGGAGTCAAGTTAGTCAACACCATTCCAGGTAACATAAGTGCTACGGCCGCTGGATTTAATCCGGATACGATTGATCCCGATAAAATTCCCACTACACTTGCTAGTAGTACTACCGGTTGTACAGGAACAAATACTCCTTGCAATATGTATGTAGTTTCGGATAAATTTTCTAATGACGTCGCAATGCGTTCTAAATAAGCGTGATACGAATATGCTGGAAGTGCTGTTGTCGGCGGTACTAGGGAGGATGCCGCAGTCAGTGCATCTGAGGCAATGGTTGTAACCATGGTAGGTGCAATCGATCTTGTATACATTATACTAATTTAATCCCTGTAGTTTGTTGGATATAGCGATCTGCCGCATCCTTGATAGTAGGGGCCAGTACCATAATTGCATTTTTACTAATAGTAACTTCTGCATCAGGGTCAGTTGTAAACAAAAATGGAACAAGTCCAATGCCGTCTTTGGTTGCTGTTAAGCATAATGGTCTACTAACTCGAACACCTATTACACCGTCCTCAACTAATTTGGCCACAATCTCTTCACCTGCTGTGGTTTTTATTGTAACTATCTCCCCTATTGAAATACCTTTATTGATTAACATATTATACCTTTTCGAAATGTTTCTTAAGTTCAGTGAACCCGCCTATATAATTATCTTCTAAAAATATCTGAGGTAAAGTTCTGGCTGTAGGTACTGCTTCCAATAACTGCTCTTTAGTCCAATCTTCTTGAACATTTCTTTCTTCATATTCAATGCCCTTCATCTCTAACAGAGCTTTGGCTTGTACACAATACGGACACTGATTCTTACTCCATACAACTGCTTTCATTTTAATTCCTTTTTGTTATTATAATGTCGGCAATTCTTCGTAGTCAATGGCATCACTCATAATACCAATAACATAGTTTGTCGATTCATTTTCTTGTAGTGCTGTTTGTTTTTTACTTGTATCAACATGCTTGTTGAACCAAGGAATTGGAGTAGACTTAGGAGCAGGGTTATTGTACTTGATACCAATATCTTTAAGTGCGCCTACGGCCGTATAGTCAACAAAGTCTTTTAGAATGTTAGCATTAAGTCCAATCACTGGGCCTTTCTTAAACAAATAGTCTGCCCATTCTTTTTCTTCACGTATAACATCTAAGTACAACTGATATACTTCTTGTTCACATTCTGCTTTTACATCAGCAAAGCGTGGATCTTCTTTGACTACTTGATTGATCAGATAAGCTGTCCAACCTTTGTGTAGCAATTCGTCTTGTAAAATCAAACTGATAATGTTACCATTACCCATAAAGATCTTATTCTCTACCATTGCCAAGCTCGTGGCAAACGATACCATGAAACGGAACGCTTCTAAAGCATAGCTGGCGTGTAAGGCCATGTAGATTGCTTTGATATGTGTACGTTCGTTAATCTTCTCGCCTAATTGTTTACGGCAGTTAATAACGTGTAGGTCTTCGTAGTAATTGCCCACGCTAGAGGCCATGTCGATAATTTCTTTAGTATCGTGGATTGTGTTAAACACATCTTTTGGCACATTATAGATGTTACGTATGATGTGGCTGTAACTCTTACTATGGATATTTGTTTCAAAGAATGTCCAGTTGTAGATCAACGCTTCTAGTTCTGGCAAGGACACTACTGGCATAAAGATTTGACTTGGCCCACGACCTTGCAAACTGTCTAATGCTGTTTGACGTAACAAGTTACTGGTAAAGATGTGTTTGATAGCATCACTGGCATCTTTGAAATCATTACTATCTTTGCTAAGACTGATCTCTTCTGGTTGCCAAAAGAAGCCACGTGCTGTTGCTTCAAAGTCTGCTATCTTCTTGTACTTAACTTCTTCAAATCGTTGAATAGTAACTGGGCCTGCTGGGTCCAAAAACATCTTGCGATTGAGATAGTCTGTTTTTGTTGTTAAGTTATATTGTTGTTTGCTCATTTTATATATTGTATGTAATTAATTTACCATCTTCATATTCGTCGATTGCTAATCTAATATTGTCAAATACTAACGAATTTTTAGCTTCTCCGGCTATGTGATTGGGCCTGCGATCACCGTGTAATTTGCTAAGGTCGGCATCTAATAATGATACACAGACAAGTGGCGGTCTTATCTCAACTCCCGTAGTCCAGCGATAGTGATATTTTAAATTTGCTGGTTTAAAACTTTCATCATCCCAAGCTTCAAACTTACCAAACGACCATAGGTGTATAATTTTCGTAGACTTTGGAAACTTGCTTAAAATATTTAAGTCTATATACTGCATAAGTGCGACATATTCAAGTTCTATTAATTCTCTATCATATAAATGGTTGTAATACATTCGTGCGGCTGTATGCAAATCATCAGTTGCTGTAGAATCAACAACAGTATGTGTAATATTTCTTACAGTCCTATGAAATAATCTTCCAGGATTGGTCCATGTAAATATACAAATATCCGGGTACGAGTTTTTTTCAATATACGGAGTTAACTGGTTTAATAATAAATCTTGAACTCCTGTAGTGCCACGCCCTAAACTAACAATTTTTGCAGAATAGTGCTCTTCTAATTTTTTTATATAAGTTTTGTATTTCTCAGAAAATGATAAGTTTTTCAGAATATCAATATCAAATTTAAACTTTCGACAACAATAACTGTCACCAAAAAATCCAATTGTTAAGCTCATAGTTTACATGCCTCGCAATCATCTTCTAATTCTTCTGTATGGTATCCATTAATTTGGGTTTGCTCAGGGGTAGGTTCTTCTTGTTGCTTACTGCCGGCTTTATTAATCAAACTGTAGTAAAATGTTTTTAATCCCCACATATGTGCTTGCATTAAGTTCTTAGCGATCAGTGTAGTTGGTACTTTGCGATCTGCAAAATGCGCAGGATTATAGAAGGTGTTAGTACTGATGCTTTGATCCACATAGGCCGCTAATACTGCACTTGTCTTTAAGTAGCCGTCGCAGTCTTTTTGTTCCCACATGAGTTGATATTTGTTTTTAAGTTTTGCGTATTCAGGAACAACTTGAGTAAATGACCCTGCTTTACTTTCCTTAGTACTAATTAAACTCATGGGCATTTCAATTCCATTAGTGCTGTTTATAACTACACTTGAACTTTCAACTGGCGCAATGGCCATTAGTGTAGCATTACGGACTCCGTGTTCTTTCATCTGTATGCGTAAGGTTTCCCAATCTAGTTCTGGGGTAAAGTCTGCTAGTTCATTAGCACCTTTAGCACGTAATTCCCAAGGAAAGATACCCTTACCATATCTAGTATGTTCGCTGTGTAGACAAGGTCCACGTTCTTTTGCCAGTTCAACTGTTGCCTCTGTTAAGTAAAATGCTTGATGTTCCATCCAGCTCTTAACGTCTTGTAGTGCATCTTTCTCACCATACTTAAGGCCACGCTTGGCATGCCAGTAGGCTAGATTAGTTACACCAATGCCCAGTGGCTGTATTTCGTCATTGCTTAGTTTAGACTGAATGGAAAGAAAATCTTGATAGTCCAATATATTGCATAGACTGCGCTGAAGTATACGACAAGCACGGCGCATGTCTTCAGGATTGCGGAACGCACCCCAGTTGATTGAGCCCAGTGTACATAAAGCAATACGACCGGTATCATCATCCAGGCGCTTAAAAGACTTAGTAGGTAATAGTATTTCACAGCATAAGTTACTCTGATAAATTGTGTGGTACTCAGGATCAAACGGTCCTTGATTCTGAACATTGTCAATAAACACAAGATAGATACGTCCAGTGTCTGTTCTCTCTTTGAGTATACCTGACTTGAACACTTCTTCAGCACTCATGGTCTTGGTACGCAGGTCTTTACGCTTTTCATATTTAATATAAAGTTCTTCAAACAGTTGAGTATTTTTGTAAAATGCTTCATATAAGTCAGGAACCTCGTTAGGGTTAAAGAATGTTATGTTCTCTTTATTCTTGAAACGCCGCCAGAAAAATGCGGATAGAACCACACCATAGTCCATATGTCTAACACGGGTTTCTTCTGTTCCTTGGTTGTTCTTAAGGACGATAAGATCATCAAACTGATGATGCCAGATAGGATAAAATACAGTAGCACTTGCATTACGAATACCTCCTTGTGAGCATGAGCGCAAATCTCCAAACCATTTTTTCAGGAATGGTATCATACCTGTGTGCATGATTTCACCACCACGAATAGGACTGCCTAGTGGACGTAAGCGACCTATCTCTAAACCAATGCCTGCACGTTTGCTGGCATACTTGGCCATCATTTCTCCCGAAGCAAAGATACTGTCCAAATCGTCGTCACTACGAATAAGCACACAACTACTGAATTGCTTGGTCGGAGTTCCCAAGCCAGCCAGCACAGGGG